TGCTCTCGCTGTTGGTGAGCGAGTGGGTGCGAAGCCGCGCAAAGCAAGAGGGCCGTAAGGATATGCAGGAGCAGCTAGATGCGAATGTTGCCAAGGCTGAAGCCGCTGTTGCTATTGACGATCCTGAGCGCGACGAGCGGCTGCGTAACAGGTTCGACCGCGCTCGTCGGTGACTATTGCCGCATCGCCAAGCCGATCAGCTATGACAGCAAGGCGGACAGCGCCAAGACGGTGAAAGAGATTGAGGTGCATAACTCCGCATGGAGTTGCGTGTGCAACGCAGACTGCCCGCGTTAGGTTAGGTGATCCCCGCGTTCGATGGCGTCGGCTAGTTCACGCCAGCGTGTCCCCATTGCGTTAGCCCGAAGCCAAGCCGCGATCATGGTGCGCTCCGCGATCCGTCCGCGCTGATAGGCGTCCGTGGCTGATATGCCGCTGGCAACATCGTCCAGCAAGGCCATTGCCCGTTCAAGATTGTCGGTCATCCCACCCTCCTTAAAACATCCACCAAACGCCAACGCAGAACACCACCGTAAAGCCGATGATGAACGCCTCGACCAGCGGGGCTGGTTCCCAGTCGTCGCCCATCAGATCACCATCAGGACGGCCAGCGCCGCGAACAGGGCCACGGCAACTTTCCATTCGCCAGATGCGATACCGGCCTTGAGTGCTTCGATCATGTGTCTCTCCCTAGCGGCAAAAGCGCCGCCGTTCGCAAGTGGTGCCATCATTTTTTGCGTATCGCAAGCACAAAAAAGCCTTGCATCCACTTTTTATGCGCGGCATTAGAAGCCTGCACAAAGGAGGTGCCAATGATTTTTCCATTAATGAATAGGGACTGGCTCGCGGACGCGATGGACGAACGCGAGTGGACGATTGCCGAACTGGCCGAGGCTGCTGGTGTTAGCACGCGGGCTATCACCAACATGCGGGCTGGCAAGCTGCCATCGCTGCGCATCCTTGAAAAGGTGTTGGAGCAACTCGCAATGGACTTGATGATCTTCGAACAGGGTATCGACAAATGATGGACAAAATGCCGAAGCCGTGGCGCATTCATGAGGACGAGTATTTAACCCATCAATTTCGCGGCGGTGCCAACACCAAGCAGATTGCGCGCGATTTGAAACGCTGCGTTGACGGCGTGCGCAAGCGCATCGTCATCCTTGGCCTGCGCGGCGAACGCGGCATTGACGTGCAATCCCGTGACCGCACGCTGTCGCTATACGAATGGTCACAGCAGGGCCACCAATGCCCCGTAGCGGCCAGTAAGGCGATGGAGAACCACTATAAAGCTGTGGCTGCTAAACGCGGCTGGCGGGTTCACGATTATGCGAGGGCTGCTTGATGCGCACGGAGGTGATCGGGAGGGCAACGCTGTATCTTGGCGATTGCCGGGAGGTGTTGCCTACTTTGGGGAAGGTTGATGCTGTTGTGACTGATCCGCCTTATGGGATTGGTGCTGATAAGGGCAAGCCGAGCGGTGCGCGTTCCTTCAACGGTAGCAAGCCGATTCCGGTCATGCAAACCGATGATGATTGGGACAACGACCGGCCACCTGCTGACCTGATCCGGCAATGCGTGTCTGCCGGCAAAGTGGCAATCGTGTGGGGTGGAAATTATTTTGCAGACCTGCTGCCCGCACAAGGGCGATGGCTGTGGTGGGACAAGTGTCAGACTATGCCATCATTCGGTGATGGCGAATTAGCATGGACGAACCTGCCACAGACCACGCCAAAGCGGATTGTCCTTGCAAATAACCAGCTGTTTGCAGAGCGCGCCGAACGCTTTCACCCGACGCAAAAACCGGAGAAGGTCATGCGCTGGTGCCTTGGTTTTGTCCCCAAAGCCCAATCCATCCTAGACCCCTTCATGGGCAGCGGCACAACCGGCGTTGCAGCGGTGCAGATGGGCCGTGACTTCATCGGTATCGAACGCGAACCCAAATATTTCGACATAGCCTGCCGGCGCATCGAGGATGCCCAGCGCCAAGGCGACATGTTTATTAAGGGAGTTGAATGATGCGCACTTGGTCAGACGCAGAGACCAGCCAGCTACTAGCATGGATGGCAACCGGCATGACGTTAGAGCAAGTGGCAGAACGCGCCGGGCGCAGCTTGGAAAGTGTCGGGCAGAAGTGGCGGCGCATGAAACCGAAAGTGCGTCATAGCCGGTGGACACCTGACATGGACGCCATGTTGATTAAACTCTGGCCGCAGCCTGTATCTATTAGCTACATCGCCGGTAAAATTGGCATATCAACCACCGGCTGTAAGCGCCGGGCCAAGCGCCTTGGCCTTGGCGAACGCGGTTAATTCATCCATCGCAGCGGCGGCACCGTAACAAACGAATACGGTGTCGCCAATGCTGCGCAGGTAGGCGTGCCAGTCGGCTTGCTTATCCGACACAACACCGCCCACCGCCTTCATCTCGACCCACACCCGCCAGCCGGGGATATAGAGGTCGGGAACCCCAGCAGACACACCTTCAGCCTTCAAACGCGCGCCGGTCGTCTTGGTGCGCTGTTCCCCGTTGGGGATGGCGAATATACGGACTGGCCTGTAGGTCTTGCGGAACCAGCTTACAAACTCCCGCTGTTCGACATGCTCAGAACGGCACTTCCCGATCACGGATGCGATACGGGTCATACGTCTGCCAGTCCGTGCAAGCATTGGGCGTCTCCTGAAAGTCCATTGGCGGGATTGCGTTGTGCAGTTGGCATAGGGATTGCTCCCGATAGAAGTGGTCGCAGTCCCAGCACAGTTTAGGCCGCGACTGTTCCCACTTAACCAGCGTGGCTGGCATTACAGCGTCTATCACCATTCCCTCCCTAAAACCCTGTGGTATTTACCATCCATTTTAAATCGCAATACCCGAGGCGGCTTTGCAGCGTTCATCAAGGACGCGGTGCCGTCAAGCGTGATTCCCTGTTTTAACTGCGCGCCGGCATTGCTGGCGATAATGCCCAGCGTGGCAACGGCTTTGTTGCCGGCGTAACCCTCATGCGCGACCGTCAAGTATTCCTTTACATACGGGTCGGATAGCCCGCCGTAGTAAGTGACGGTGAGCATGTCCTTGCCGCTGGTCGTGCTGGTGTCTTTGCGCCAACGCCAAGACGTGACGGCCAGTTCCTGCGGCTCAATCCCCATGATGTCATCGTTGCGCAGGGCCAACAACTTCGGAGACGGGAGCGGGAACGCCGCTCCGCAAGCGGGGCAGACCTTAACCGATGGGTGGCATAGTTCGCCGCACTCATCGCAGACCTTAACCGGCGCATCCCCACCGCCCTTGCCGGCCTTGCGTGGCGGCTGGACGGCGGTGATCGGGCCATGCGTCTGCACCACCCCGGCAAAGTCTAGGACAAGGCAATCGGCCTTCCCTTCGCACGGGCGCATCCCTCGGCCTGCCATCTGGACGTAAAGTGCCGCGCTCATGGTCGGGCGCAACATGGCGATTAGGTCGATGCCGGGGAAGTCAAAGCCGGTGGTGAGGACGTTGCAGTTGGTCAAGGCGCGTATTTCGCCGGCCTTGAATGCCGCCAGCAAGCGTTCACGTTCTGCCTTGGGCGTTTCCCCGCTTACGCAAGCGGCGGTGATCCCTCTGTCGTTGAGCGCGGCGGCAATGTGTTTCGCATGTTCAATTCCTGTACAGAAGAGCAGCCAATGTTTACGATCTGAACCAATCGCGGCAATCTCGTTGACGACGGCGATGTTATTGTCCTCGGTGTCAACCGCTGCCTGCAACTCGCTCTCGATGTATTCCCCGCCGCGCTTGTGAACGCCGGTAAGGTCAAACCGCGCCTTCGTCACCTTGCTGCGCAGGGTGGCTAGGAATCCTTTGTAGATCAGTTCCTCAATCGTCACCGGCTCTAACAGCGCATCGAACAGCGCGGGCTTGTCGGTGATGTAGCCATGCCCAAGCCTGTAGGGCGTGGCTGTAAGGCCGATCACACGCATGGCGGGGTTGATGCTCAACAGGTCGTTGAGCAGCCTCCTATAGCCGCCCTCGTCCTTGTGGGACACAAGGTGGCATTCGTCGATAATGCAGAGGTCAATGTGGCCAAGCTGGCGCGCACGTTCGCGCACCGATTGAATGCCGGCAAACGTGATCGGTTCGCCTAACTGCTTCTTGCCAATGCTGGCGCTGTAAATCCCCATCGGTGCGCCGCGCCAGTGTTCGCGCATCTTGGAGGCGTTCTGTTCCAAAATCTCTTTAACGTGACTGAGCATCAGGACGCGCGTCTCTGGCCAGCCTTGCAGCGCCTCCTTGCATAGCGTGGCGACAATGTGGCTCTTGCCCGACCCGGTGGGCAGGACAAGACACGGATTGCCCTCGTTGGCGCGGAACCAGTCGTAAAGCTGGTCAACGGCTCGGCGTTGGTATTCACGAAGCATCGAAAAGCCCTTCTTGCATCTCGATCATGGCGGGCGGGCATTGCATTGCATCCCACCTGTCGGCCATTTCACGGGCTGTTAATTTGTTGCCATTGTGGTTTCGGGCAACGTCTGCGCTATCAATGCTGGCAAACGGGTATCCCCATTTCACGCACTGCATTCCGCGCAACATATGCACCCACGGCGTTCTCTGGTGACGTTTGGCAATGGCGTTAAACGCTTCATCCATGCGCCTGCGCCAAGCTGGCCCACCAACATGGGAATATTCCGCAGACGATCCAAAGCAAAGGCGCGGCCACTTGTCGAGCAAGCACAAAGCCCGGTCTACAGGTTCGTGCAGATGCCACACAGGCGCACCACGTTCTCCGTGTGGCCATTGCTCAACCAGTGCGTCTTGCGCTTCTTCATCGCCGGCAATCTCGTCTGGTATCACCGCCCATGTGGTCGG